GTTGAACCCTAATGCCACCTGATGTTGTTGCACCAGAACCTGATTCTGCTGAGGGCATTGTGATAGTAATAGTTGTGCTTGATGGCACAGTTGTGACCATAAATTTTTTGTCGTTAAAATCTGTAGCTGCAAAATTAGAATTAGTAATAGAACTGAAATTATCTAATAAAACTATATCCTGTTCCCCTATACCGTGATCTCCACTAAAAGTTATCGTAACAGATGTTGATCCATTGGTCGTGGTGAATGCGCTTGTAAGCGTCGTTGTTGTTTTGATGGGATGTATGTCGTAATATACACCACCAGAGAATGCATATAGAATTCTGTTTGTTCCAATAATAGCATATTTTCTAGCCTTACTATTTACAAAATGATGAAGTCCCCTACCGGCACCAGTTAGTTTATCGTCACCAAGTTGTTTCCAGCCACCTATCTTTTCAGGTATGCCATATCTAAAACGAACGTTATCGCAGTCGATCCATTGACCTTCTGCTCCCGTTGGTGTTATTTGTTTATTGATTCCTGGTGCAAAACCTATCTTTTGTAACATATGACTCCATTATAATATTATTTTACAAACGATGGTACACCTAGCTTTGGTCTGCCATCAAATTTGTTTTTATCTGCAAATGGGCCATTTACATGATTATAATGTAGAAATACTTGACCACAAATGTCGCCCTCAAATGGCTCTCGCCAGTGTTCGAGTTCGCATCCACTATACACTAGCATATCGCCTACTTCAAGCAAGACTTTTGTGCCCTCTGGGGCATTGGGCTTCATGATGTTTTTATACTCATCTATGACGTTGTCAGACCCCGTACCATCGATAAATATAGGCCATGGGGCTCCACCAAGATTTATTGTGGTAGATATCTCACAGGATGGTCTGTCCTTGTGTCTTTTTAATATGTCTCCTTTTTTATATAATCTAGCGTAAGAATAGGTAGGTATTAAGTGTAAACCTGTTTCTTTTTGCATTCTAGGTAACACCTTCATCATCAATGTCTCCATGACCATATCCGCATAATGTGAATATGTGTTAGGAACCTGTTGATCAGACCAGGTGCCAAACATACCGTTATCATATATAATATTGTTCTTATACATGAAATCAATAGCATCCCTTTTAAGTAAAAAATAATTAAATATAAAATTAGCTAATTCAAAAGATACTGCATTCTTTATTACCTGATATTTAAATGTCATAGTGCTATGTCCGTTCCATCTTTATGTTTTGTTTGATATTTTTTTGTAGCGTTCATAAGAGTATCTATCTCTTCATCTGGCACAACTTCTATTTTATACTCATCTATTCCAAGTATACACCCTGCAATAAATCTTCTCATTCCCATACATAAACGATATTTATCTCCATCTTTAGAACATATCAAAGGATTTATAATACCGTTTTTTTCAATATCTTTTTTTAATATCTGCCACCTTGGATTTTCTGTTTGAGACATTCTACCTTTTTCTGTTTTTAAATGTTCTTCTCTAAATACTATTTTATCTTTATGTACAATCATACGTTAAAACCTTTTTGTAAAAAATTAAACGATACAGATATTCTTATATCATCACTTTCATTTGGCTCTACACAATGCCAAAGCCATGCAGGAAATATAATTATTCTACCCTCTAACGGATCTACACGAACCTCTCTCCATAGATGTGAGGGCGGTTTACCTTCTTTTCTTCTTGGCATAACCATGTGTGCCGTTGATCTTGGTTCGTTAAATACTATCTGTCCAGAGTTCTTAGGTGCTTTGATATAATACACTCCACTAAAATGACTGTTAGGATGAACGTGCGGTCTGTTATATCCACCTGGTGGATTTATGTTTGCCCACATGTTTCCAATTAAGGGCTCACTTTCTAACCACTCTTCTTGAAATATCTCATATTGCATTTTAAATAATTCATCTACTAAAGATTTAAAAACAGGAATCTGATGCATGTCAGTTGTGCTATGCCAGCCATTCATGTTAGTTCTTTTAATACCCTTATCTTTATTTGACCATGCAATAACCTCTCTCTCAAAAAGCCTGTTGTCTAGATTAACATCTTTAGCGTATATGATTGTTGGAAAGTATGCTGCCTTGATCATTTAAATGGTGTTCCTCCAAACCACATAACCAAAGATTTTCTGTTACCACGTGTTACGGGTGCAACCCTATGTCTGATAAAAGATGCAAAAAATATAGCATGACCTTGTCTTAATTTTGCAACTTTACCTTCTTTCATTAATTCTAAATCACCACCTTCAAATTCATGTTCAGGAGATAATAGACATGTCATAGATATTTTTCTAACTGGTGGTTCGTTTGCACCATTAACATCATTGTCTGTATGCCAATCATAAAATCCACCCTCAGGATATTCTGTATATTGTGCCATTTCATTTATACACATTCCATCAAAACCAAAATGATTACCGTTTGTTTGTTTCATAACTAATTCAAGATGTTTATACATTTCTGTCATTTTATTAAAAGGTATCCAACTAATATGTGAGGTTCTTGTTTCAGTATCTATTCGACCACCTTTACTACCTTGTTTATTTCCAACTGATGCGGTGTTTCTAGGTTCTGATCGTCCTGCATTAATTATCATCTGACATTGTTCAGGTGTAAAGACTGGTTTTGTGGTCTCTACTATGTACGCTTTCCAACGTGGTTCTGTTATTATCATACTGCACCTCTATTTTTTACTGGATCAAAAAGAACATCACAATTTGCAGCAAGAGTTCTTCTTACTTCAGTAGTGCCATTAAATGGATAAACACAGTGCCTCATGTCATATGGAAAAATATAAAAATCTCTAAGATCCATAGGTGGCTGATAATCGATTTTTGCAAACTGGCCGTTAGCTGCACCTAATATCTGTAGCCTTCCATTCTGTTGTACGTGACCTGCGGAATACTCTTTACCGTATGTTGATGGTAATTTTAAAATCATTACACTAGATAGACCTGTAAATAACATGCCTCTGTGAATATGTGCAGGATTATATTCGTGTTGTTTCATCTCGTTAACCCAGATAGAATTAAGATGCATATCGTAATCTCTTATTTTATTAAATTTTAAATAGTGTTTAAACATCTCCATGAAATAATGTGTTACTGTTCTAGGTAGTCTATTATGATTTTTCATTTTTGTTTGGTCTTCACCGTGATAAAACAACGAGTGTTCATCTTCTATCTTACCCACTAGTTGTTTATTAGCCTTATCTAACTTGTTTTTATTTACATCATAGATATGATTAATAGTCATAAAAATATCTAGGGGTACTTGATATTTTAAAACTGATTGACCTAAAAATACAAAATCAAACTTTAGGTTTTCCATGTTGTTCAATTTGTTCTTTCTCTTGGTAACTTTGTTCCAACTCACCAGATTTCTTAATTCTCTGTAGTGATTGTAACTGACCCATAACATTAAATATCTCAGCCTCTGATGAGTTTTGATTTAATGTTTTTGCTTTCTCAGCATATTGTAAGCCATAAGATTCTAGCTGATGTTGGTTGACATCCTTGTCATTAAATGATCCATCGTTGAATTCTTTTTTTAGTTTGGACCACATCTTGATCTCACGCATTCTATGTCTTGCAACTTTCTCCATAGATGCTTTACCAAATCTAGCCTCATCCAAATCTATTTTATATTTAGTGGCTTTATATTCATCTTCTTCTTTTTCTATTTTTTTCTCTAACCATTCTATCTTTGCTTCGTTTCTTCTGTAGTCAAATGATAAATGCATAAGATTATCTAAGTAACTAGATTGTTCTCTCACACACTGCCAATACTTTGAGGCCTTGGTTGGGTATCTATTATCTTGTAACACAGAGAATCTTGCTTCTGTCTCTGTTCGAAACATTTGTTTCTTGGTCCATGTGTCACGAAGCTCATCTACCATACCTTTAAACGAAGACAGATCTTCTTGTGATAACAGATTATTTAGATGAGGTTCCTCACCTTGTATTACTTCTTTTACATCTTTTTTCATATCTTTATATCCTTCTATACTTTCTTATATACTTATTTAAAAATAAATACAAGTATTAAGAAGCTGTGAATGTTACCGTGTTTGTTGCAGGCGCAGCCCATTCTTCTGCAGCTGTTGAAAGAGGATTTTCACCACCAGTTAACATACCTGCTGCAGTGGTTCCATTTCCAGATCTATTAGTTTTATTAGTGCTGTTAGCCACACCAGATGTCCAACTAGTTCCATTCCAATCTTCCACAGTAGTACCTTGACTAGCAAGTGCAGATGTATATGTTCCAAACGCTCCTCCCCATCCCTTAGGTCCACTTAAATCATTAAGTTCGGTCCAACTCGTGCCATTCCAACTTTCTGTATTTAGGTTTACTTCCCCATCATATCCACCAAAACAAAGAGCATTAGTGCTTGTTCCTACTCCACAATGTGATCTTCTTGGATTATTTAAATCTGCTTTTTCTACCCAAGCAGAGCCATTATATAATTCTGTTGCTCCGGTTCCAGGGGTGCTTCCAGGAGTTATTCCTCCGAATACTACTCCTGCTGTGGCAGATTCTATACCTCCTGCAAGGTATCTTCTTGCACCATTTAAAGTTGGCATATTTGACCAAGCTGATCCATTCCAAGATTCAGATGCATTTGTTTGACCAGGAGATTCACCTGCAGCACACATGGCAGAGGATGGAGTTCCACCATCGCCCATGGCGCCTCTAGTGTCATTTAAATCTGCTACTTCACTAAACGCAGACCCATTATAAGATTCAGTAATAGCTAAATTACCCGAAGGTGTTCCTCCACCAAATATTAATGATGCATCTCTAGTCCCTGCTCCACCAGATATCATACGAGCTGTATTTAAACTTCCACCAGTTGACCAAGCTCCTGAAGGATTTTCTGTAAACCCTTTCATAATTCTAGTTGTAGAATTATACCACATCTGTCCGTTAACAGGTGCAGGTGGATCTGATGCCAATGTTTTAATATGTGTTCCGCGTATATCTTTATATTTTGTCATAATTAATCCGTAGCTATTGTTTTAGTAGTTTTTGCTCCCCCTGTAAATTCTTCGGTTGCTGTTAGAAAAGTAGCGGTAGCACCACCAAAATATATTCCACTCGTACTACTAGCTGCTCTCATTGCACCATTTTGTCTAGCTGTTGACATACTCGTGTCATTTGACCATACAGTCCCATTCCATGTTTCAGTATCAGCTGCGTATCCTCCTATATTTCCTCCTGCACTAATAGCAGAGGTAGGTGTTCCTCCACCCCTATTATTTCTTATAGCGGTATTCATATTATTTACCTCAGTCCATGCTGAACCATTCCACGATTCATTGCTTGAAACTGCTCCTGTCCCGTCATGTCCACCTGATGCTAATCCAACAGTGTTACCCGCATTACCAGCGTTACTACCAGAAGATCTTGCTTGACCTAAGTCTGCAACCTCAGTCCAACTTGTTCCATTCCAAGATTCACATGTAGCTACTCTTTGAGGTGGGCTTGAAATAGTATCGCCTCCATAATCTAAAGCTGATGTGGTTGTTCCATTACACATTGCATCTCCTCGCCCTGAATTTAAATCATTTGTTTCACTCCAACTAGTTCCATTCCATAATTCAGTTTGATTATAAGTTATATCAGGAGAACTATTATATCCTCCAATGGCAATAGCCGCCGTGTAGGTAGCACCTGCTCCATTCGTACGTCTTGACGTATTTAAATCATTTGTTTCACTCCATGTTGTTCCATTGTATTGTTCTGTTTTTTCAGTTTCAGTGCTGGGATCCGTTCCACCACCAAAACCTAAAGCTAATGATTTTGTTCCAGCAGATCCTAAGCTAGTTCTTGCAGTATTTAAACTACCACCAGTGGCCCAAGAACCCACTGGAAAATTTGCACTAAATTCTTCTGTGTTTGCCATATACGAAGATGGTCCAGATCCTGAAGTAACTATTGCATCTGTAGAACTACCTGCTCCCGCAACATTATATCTAGCAACGTTTAAATCTCCTGTTTCTGTCCAACTAGTTCCATCCCATGTCTCCATATTTCCAACTGTGCCTGGTGTTGTGTTACCACCTGCATGATAAGCTCCACCGCTTGAATTAGCACCAACCGAAGAACCTTTAGGACCAATTCTACGAGCTGTATTCATAGAATTAACTGTTGTCCAAGCAGATCCGTTGTAAGCTAGAGTGACACCTGAATTGTATGTACCTGGATTTATTGGTCCACCAAAAAATAAAGCTGCTGTTGCACTATCTCCTGCTGAAGAACCTGCTTGTCCTGTAGGTAAATCAACCGTTTCTGAAAAACAAGTTCCATTCCACGATTCTGTATTAGAATTATAACTTGGGTGTTCACCTCCACCGAAAACTACTCCTGTTGCACTGCTTGGCCCCGAACCACCACCATTTCTTCGTGCGGTATTTAAATCTCCTGTTTCTGACCATGCTGAACCATTAAATTGTTCTGTTTTAGACGATACACCAGGAGGTGTTCTCTCTCCTCCAGCAGCTATAGCTGAAGTCTGTGTTCCAAAATTAAGAGTAAGTTGGGCTTTTTCATTTAAAGAACCTGTTGAAGAAAAAGAGGTACCATTATATTTTACAGCTGTAGTAACTTCACCTGAAGGTACTTCTCCACCAAATATTAACGCAGCTGTTTTTGAACCTACACCACAAGCACCAGTTGTAGCATAAGGTAAATCTGCTGCTGTGCTCCAAGATGACAATACATTTGGTATCTGATATTTAGCGACGTTGTCCGTTGTATTATACCATAGCTGTCCCTCTATCGGGTTATCAGGGTTAGTGGTATAATCCCGAACCTTAAGTCCTCTTATGCCTTTATATGTCGACATCTAAATTTTTATTCCTCCAATGTTATGTTCTCAGGTCTTGGTCTCATCTCATCAGCTTTTTCTTCGTCTGTCTGAGCGTCCCACGCAGCTTGTGCTGCTTGAACCTCTGCATCAACTAATGCTTGAGCCTCGTCTTTTGTTTTGACTTCGCCCGCTACTTTGGCAATCCAAAGATTAGCATGTTTGTTGTATGCAGGAACTTGCCAAAC